TTACCTTTCTTAAAAATTTTGGGCCAACTATCTCCAGAGGTAAACAAAAGAGATGGTAAGTATGTCGAGGGCGCAGAGCCAGGCAAAATAATAAACACCGTTACTAATCAATTGTATGACACTATTAATGTAATACCGTGTCATTACAAGAGACAGTACATTGAATGGCAAGACAGAGGCACAAGTAGTGGTGCACCTGTTGCAATACACGAGGCAGACAGTGATATTGTAAGTCAAACAACTAGAGGTAAAGACTACAAAGATAGATTACCAAATGGTAACTATCTAGATAATACCGCTAGTCATTTTGTACTTGTACTCGGTGACAATCCAGAAACAGCATTGATCTCTATGAAATCTACTCAATTAAAAGTTAGTAGAAAATGGAACTCAATGATGATGGGTTTAAAAATGCAAGGCAAGAACGGTTTATTTACACCGCCCACTTACAGCCACATTTATAAACTATCCACTGTGCAGATGTCTAACGACAAAGGCACATGGTTTGGTTGGGATGTTGCAAAAGCAGGCCCTGTTGAAGATAAAGCTATCTATGACATGGCTAAAAATTTTGCGACTAGTGTAGGTAAGGGTGAGATCCAAGCTAAACACGGCAGCGAAGAGGCCGAGTCCAAGCAACCATACTAGAATCCTAGGTAGTGGGCGTCGAAGCGAGAGTGGATACGCCCACTTTTAAAATATGATAGATAAATTTAGAAAGATCTTTAATGGTTTAGAGGAAAGATTTGGCTATCACGTTCTTGATCAAAGCAATGGTGATGGTAAAAAATCTGGAACTTCTTTCACTTCATCTTATGCTCACACAGAGGAGATGTGGAAAGCTCATTTAGAAGGATATAAGTTTGAAGTAAAAACAAAAAGTAAAACCATACAAGCAGATAGTTTAGGTCTTTGTCCAATAAAAAGCGATAGCACATGTATGTGGGGTGCTATTGATTTAGATGAATACAAACCTGATGTAAAAGAATTATACAAGAAAATAAAAAGTTTAAGTGCACCATTCATACCTTTTAAATCTAAAAGTGGTGGAATACACATATACATATTTTTAACTGAAGCAGTTCCCGCTTTATTATTAAGAGAAAAACTACACAGCGTGAAAAATATATTTGGTGATTGTAAACCAGACAAAATTTTTCCTGTGCAGAAATATTTAAATTTAGAAAAAGGATCGGCAGGCAGTTGGATTAACTTACCATATCACAATGTTAAAAACACTGTTCGCTATATGATAAAGGAGGATGGCACCGCCGCCTCTATCGAAGAGTTCTTTGAACACTACGAAAGAAATAAAGTAACTCCCTCCCAACTTAAAAAATTAAAATCAAACATAGACGAAGGCGACTCAGGAGATTGGTTTCAAGATGGACCACCATGTATGCAAGCTTTGGCATCTTTTGGAGTTCCTAAAAGTCAAAGAAACGAGGTGTTATTAGATATGACCCGTTACATTAAACAAAGGTATCCAGAGGAGTGGAAAGATAAAACATTAGACTATAATAAAAAGTTTTTTGAACCTGTAGGAAAAGGTATGAGTTTTAGTGAAGTTAGCAATGTGATTGGTTCAAGAGATAAAAAAGATTATGTATATAGATGTGATCAAGATTGGTTAAAAAGTTTTTGTAATAAAGAAGAATGTATTAAAAGAAAGTATGGAATTAGTGGTGCGTTAAATAGTGAATTAGTGTTAGGCCCTTTATCTTACGTAACATCAAACCCGAAGATGTGGTATCTTGGTTTTAATGGTGAAGAGGTAAGATTATCCTCAAAAGAATTAGTTAAACAAGATTTAGCAAGAGAGGCTGCAACAGAACAAACAGGAAAGACACCGCCTAAAATAAAAAACTGGGACATGCAGTTAAGAGCTTTACAAGAGAAAGCAACAGAAATAGATGCGCCAGAAGAAAGTCTACCGACATTTAGGTTAAAAAATAATTTAGAAAATTTTTGTTACAATACAAGAGTTAGTAAAGATAAGAAAAAAATATTATTAGGGAGACCATATGAAGATGAAACTGCAATAAGGTTTACTTTTAATGATTTTTTTAAATATTTAAAATCAGATGAGTGGGGTATTACGGCAGATTTAACTCACCAAATGTTAAAGAAAATATCAGGAGTAACAAGGGAAAAGTTTCACATAAAAGAAGGTGTCAAAAGATGGGTATACGTTGTTGACAAAGAAAAATTTGAAGAAGAACCAGAGGTTAAACAAGATGTTCCTGACTTTTCAAATAACGAAGGGGCATTTTAATGATAGATAAATATTATCCATATCAACAAAGATATAAAATATTAGGTGGACCTGGTTGTGGTAAAACAACTAAAATTTTAAAAATACTTTCTGATTACTTAGCAAACGGTTTAGAACCTGAACAAGCTTTATTAATAGGGTTTGCAAAAGCAACAGTCAAAACTCTACAGGATAGAGTATTGAAAGATAAACTTCTTACTGAAAAACAATCTGAGTCAATAACAACAATACATAAATTTTGCAAAGATAGGATAGGTGGGGGAGATGTTTTTAATACTAGTGCTAAAAAATCTTTCAAGAAAAAATACATGACTGATCCCGATAAGTGGATAATGTTAGATGATGAAAACTATGATAGTCAGGATGAAATAGCAGCACAATGGAGCGAAGAACAAGATAAAAGACTGTATGTTTACTATGACATAATAAATAAAGCTTTACATGAATATGGTTATGATAAAAACAAACTACATGGAAAAGATGAGTTAGATAAAATTTTAAATTGGTTTGGAGAAAGTGAAGACCATAAATATAAAAGTGTTCATACAGAACAATTAATTTATTTTTACAACTGTTTAAAAAATTTTAAAAGTCAAAACGGAATGATTGATTTTGATGACATGTTGATAAAAGCTCTATATCCAACAGTTGAGTTTCCAAAGTATGAGATAGTTTTAGTTGACGAATCTCAAGATTTATCAAAGCTAGAGTGGGAGGTAATATCTAAAATAGCAAGAAAAACTAGAGATCTATATTTAGTTGGAGATGATGATCAAGCTATCTATGGATGGAAAGGATCAAATGTTAAAATCTTTCAAAGATGGCCTTGTAGAAAAGAAAATGTTACGCGTTTAGAAAGAACACATAGACTCCCTGGCAAGATATATGATTTTGCTGTTTCAATTAGAGATAATATAAAAACTAGATTGGGTAATGAATTTTTTTGTGAAAAGAGAATCGAAAAAAATCAAGAAGGTTCTATAAAATACATATATGGTTTAGATGAGATAGAAAATATAAAACCTGATTCTGAAGTAATTTTTTGTGCTAGAGCTAGAAATCTTTGTCGTCCATACGCATTTTTTTTAAAACACCAAGGTTTAGCGTTTTTAGAAAAATCACAAAACCTAGATGAAAGAGGTAAGTTTACAAGTTCTTTTCCAGATAGATGTAAAGAAATAATAGAAAATTGGAATACTTTACAAGAAGGTGGTTCAATAAAGGGCAAACATTATATCAGAATGGTTAAAGAAATGAAGAAAGAATTTATATCCGAACATAAAAAAACTGCTATCGCAACTAAAGACACAGCTCCTAGAGAATTATATACTGATGAGCTTTTCTCTTACGAAGAATTAAAAAATAAATTTTATTTAAATTGTCCTAAAGATAAAATTTGGCATGAAGTGTTTGAATTTAATACTACAAGAATTGTAAGTCATAAAAAACCAAAAGCATTATTTGAAAGCAAAGAAGATTTTAATGATTATTTAAAAAGATGTTGGGAGAAAAACCCCACGTTAGAAACAAAAATTATTGTCTCAACAATTCATGGTGTAAAAGGAATGGAGGCTGATAAAGTCGTAATGAGTGTTGAATGGGGTTATTCATTAGATCATTATATGTTGGGTGATGATAGAAAGGAGGATGAGGAAGTAAGGGTTTGTTATGTAGGTGTTACTAGAACTAAGAGTGAATTATATCTTTTTGAACTACCTGGTGAATATAAAAAACCTTTTCCTTTGTTACAGAACTATGTCAGAAAATAATTTTTATAAATTTATAATACAAATGCAAAAAGAAGTTTGGGAAGATAATTTTCCAGAATATAAAAAGGAGGATGAAGATGAGTAAAGTGTGGAATAAACAACACGGAGGGTCACATTATCAAAAATATAAAATTCAACCTAGTAAGTTTGTGGTGGAGAATGAGTTGCTATATCCCGAGGGTTGTGCTATAAAATATATAATACGTCATCGTGACAAGGGAAAGAAGCAAGACATATTAAAAGCTATACATTTTTTAGAAATGATTATGGAGAGGGATTATAAATGATACAGAAACCTATGTTCACAGCACAATCAGAGTGGTTTCCACCTGATGAGTTTCCTGATTTATCAAAGTATGATGAGATATCAATAGACTTAGAAACAAAAGATCCTGATTTAAAAACAAAAGGATCCTCTTCAATGAGGGGACAAGGTGATGTGGTTGGTATCGCAGTAGCTGTAAAAAATTGGTCTGCATATTATCCAATTGCTCACGAGTCTGGGCCAAACCTAGAACGTAAAAAAGTTATTGGTTGGTTTCAAGATGTTTTAAAAACAGATGCAGATAAAATATTTCACAATGCAATATATGATTTATGTTGGATTCATAGACTAGGGCTTACGGTTCATGGAAAAATTATTGACACAATGATTATGGCATCAATTGTTAATGAAAATAGATTTAGATATGACTTAAACTCTGTGGCTCAAGACTATACAGGGATGGGTAAAAGTGAAGGTGCATTACAAAACGCAGCGAAAGAATGGGGTGTAGATGCTAAATCAGAAATGTATAAATTACCTGCAATGTATGTAGGGGAGTATGCTGAAAAAGATGCAGAGATAACTTTAGCTTTATGGCAAGAGCTTAAAAAAGAAATTGAATATCAAGACCTACAATCGATAGTAAGTTTAGAGCAAGAGGTTTTACCTTGCATTTTAGATATGAAAATAAAGGGTGTGAGAGTCAGTGAAAAACAAGTTGATCAACTAGAGCATCAATTAAAAAAATCATACGATCATTACATAAAAAGAATAAAAGATACTACAGGTATTGACCCTGAAGTATGGGCTGCAAAAAGTATTGAAAGTATTTGTAACAAATTAGACATCGATGATTTTGATAGAACAGAAAAAACAAAGAAACCTTCTTTTACAAAAAACTATTTAAAAAAACATAAAAACCCTGTGCTGCGAGCGATCGCTAGTGCAAGAGAATTAGATAAATTACGTAATACATTTTTAGAATCTATTAAAAACTATGTTTATAAAGGTAGAATACATGCAGATATACATCAATTAAGAGGGGATTTTGGAGGTACAATAACTGGTAGATTGTCTTATTCCAACCCTAATTTACAACAATTACCTAATTATACTAAACTAGGTATGGGTATTAGGTCTATATTTATGCCCGAGGAGGGCCATAGATGGGGTTGTTTTGACTATTCTCAACAAGAGCCTAGGTTGGTAGTGCATTATGCTTTAGCTACTCTAGGAACCACTGGAGTGCAATCTATTGCTGATAAATATGATTTAGCGGGTCAACATCCAGATGATTTAGATATTCAAAAACAAGCAGACTTTCATTCAATGGTTTCGAAGATAGCTGACATACCTAGATCACAAGCTAAAACAATTAATCTTGGTTTATTCTATGGTATGGGTAGAGCTAAACTACAAGGTCAATTAGGTGTGACAGAAGAAAGAGCAAAAAATCTTTTAGACACGTATCATGCGCGCGTGCCTTTTGTGAAACAACTTATACATCATACCATGGATAGAGCCCAACAAAGAGGCTGGATTAGAACCATACTTGGTAGAAAATGTAGATTTGATATGTGGGAGCCAGCAACGTTTGGTATGCACAAACCACAAACTTTTGAAGAAGCATCATTGGAACACGGATCACGGAACATAAAAAGAGCTTTTACATATAAAGCATTAAATAAATTAATACAAGGTAGTGCAGCTGACATGACAAAGAAAGCCATGGTGGATTTAAGAAAAGAAGGTTTATTACCGATGATACAATTACATGATGAGTTAAATATATCCTTTGAAACTAAACAACAAGCTGATAGGATAAAAGAGATTATGGAACAAGCTGTTCCTCTTAAGATACCTAACAAGGTTGACTTCGAAGAAGGAGAATGTTGGGGTGATATCGTAAATAACGAGGAGGAGTTTATAGATGAGGATTTTTAATGGCTTATTTAAATGCAAATATACCAGTAGAGTACGCACAAATTAGGAGAGAATATTTATATGATCTTAAAAAACACAAAGGAGAAGTTGAAGACTGTATCATCTTTGGCGTTACGTGTATCACTGGGCGTGCTTTACTATTTCATGCTATCATGGAAAACGGTGCAATATTTTATCGCCTACCAATTAGCGCGTTTATTCAAAGAGGATTTGAGCCATCCAGAGTGCCCGAACGCAGACTTGATGAACTTCAGCTCTGGAATTCTTTTAGTTACTATCCTGCTGTTACTAGTTGGGATATTTTAGAGTCACAAGCTGGTAAATACATAGGAAAAGATAAAAAATGGCACCACGGTCGCTATTTATTTACTGTTGACTTTGCACATCCAGAGCC